ATACTTGGATAGGCGATAAACCTTTCCTCGTATGTCAGCCTTTCGGGACCTTGTGGCATCCACTGCTTCGAAAAGCAGTGGGAAGCCATCAAGCAAGGCCCTTACGAGCTGATTCGATACCCTGTCACTAGCATCACTCAAATCGAGTGTAGCTAAGGATCCATCAATAGATCCCTTGCGCGCTAGATCACGGTTGTGGTCTTGATCATTTAGATCAAGAAAATTCTTAACACAACCGTAAGGGGCGTGAACCTCGAATGATTCACGTATTGCCTCAGCAACTGCCTTTTGAGCAAACATCATAGATGTCGGCTCCATGGCAATTGTGCGGCACTTATCGACCGTCTTAGGAACGAAAGTGACCCGGACAGGGTCTTCGTTCCCGGGGCTGAGAAGGTTCGGTTCGTCAACAAACAAATTGTGACGAACGCTCGCCCGGATGAACTCCTGATAAGGGAGGACACGGTTGAGCCGCTGGGTCCAGTGCAAATCATACCATTTGGAATTTCCAATGGCATGACTTGCGGTATAGCCTGGACCGTGGCGCGGAATAACAGTCAAGTCAAAAAGTTTCTTTTCGACCTGATTAAGCGAATCCCAGAATAGCGCTAAGAAAACCTGTTTAAGGTTTTGAAAGCCCAACTCATCCTCCGAAAAGGTTGAGTCCCAGGATCGCACTTCCTTCTCTGTTTCAAGATACCGAGTAATACCCCGGTTAACCATGGTTTGCGCCATGGGAAACTCGCACTTAGCCCACGCCAGAGTTATCTGACGTACGGCATAGAGTGCGAGGGGGTCGGCATCTTGAAGGACAGTCCCATCTCTCGCAAAGATACGCGAAGTGAAACCCGACAGAAATGTCGGGAGACACTGGCCCTTCCTGGATTTAAAACCCAGAAAGAGCTTGTCGCCCTGCAGGTTTCCGGCAAGAAGTCTTTCGACATCCTTACCGAAATTTGCCAGGGTTACTCCGAGAAAAGAGTAACCTTCTTTGCGAAATCGTGATATTATATATTGAATATCACGCTCTGCTGTCACACTAGAGTGTGAATTCCGCGGCCTTACCTCCTCTTTCAACGAGGTAGTATCTACGGACATTAGTGTAAGCGTCGAGGGCTGCCCAGAAGGCGCCCCCGTGCTCATCATTAATGATGGACTCTGCTTTGATATCGAAACTCCTAATGGAGTCTCGAAACGTGGCATCATCCATATTCACATGATCACTGAGTTCAGCGACCATGCAGGAAATAAGCCGTTCTAGGCTTTTCATCATCTCCACTCCCTTTCAAGGGTGCGGTAGGTGAATCCCTGTTACGTCGTGAACCACAGATGGAATAGCACTCAGCTTTCCCCACCAATAACTTTGATGAGGTTAGCATCAGTGCTTGCGGTCAAGTTGGTCATAAGACCCTTGGCCAACTCCTTCAATTGCGTGGGTGTAAACCCACTTGGAGGTGCCGAAACAGTCAGGGTCGCTCTCGCGATTACCTGCTTGTTCTGGGTGGAAAAGAGTGGATCTGTTACGATCTTCGTCTGTTCCAACCAAACGACATGTCGTTGGCGGCTTGCCGAGTAATCATGAACGATACTTAATTCGTATCCATCCGTGAAATTCTCGAAAGCTCCGCTTGTACTACCCATTCCCGTTCTAGGGAGTGAGTGTGCTGCGTCTGTCGTGACGCTCTGTGGTTCGGTCAACATAATGGAACTCATTTCCTGTGGCTCTAGGATTTTCCTAGAGTCGTGTCGCTTCTCAGCGATACAGGAAGTATCATAGGGATACCTCCTCTTGCTAACACGACTTTCCAAAGTCGTTAACGTTAGCACCAAGTGACAAGTTGTCACCTGAGGAATTTTTGCTGCCCTAAAGCAGCAAGGATTGCCCACTGTCGATCAGACAGATTCCCTGGGCTTATCCCGAATCCGAAAGGACTGGCTCTCCTCCGCTGTTTCACTGCCGCTTTGGTAGTGAAACTAGACGGACCATAAGTGTAGATATATTCTATCGACTTTTGGCGCATGATATAACCATATCTCATGGTTAGACCATCTTGGGAGAACCGGGTTAGGTTATGAGCAATGTCTCCAATATTGCCATACCAATCCGCAAGCCAGCTATATGGCAGGAGATTCCATGCTACCTCGACCGACAAATCGAGGCCGTATA